CTAGCTGTTTAAGGAGATTGCAGTCCATGTGCGCCGTTACACCAACTGCAAGAGGGTTTCCAGTCTGTCTGGCAGACCATTTGTTTGGGCGGTAACATTAAGCCTTTCGGCTACCCTGAAGTTGACCGCCACTGTCCGGCGCTTTGTGAAACGATTGAAAATTTAAGGGGGAGGCTATCGGCCTAAACCTGATAACCTAAGTATATTATAAAACGAACTTTCCGAACAAAACGAACTATTTCATTTTATTTCCATTTTTTTTAAATACTTGTCCCGAATTACCAATCTTGGATAGTCCTCATTCTGCGGTATGCCGATCTTCTTAGCAATATTCTTCCAGCTCAAGTTCTCTATGTACCTCATGCTGAAAACGTACCGGACTTGTCCATCTTCAATCTCCGCTATCCAGGATTCGATCCAGGCGGCTTCTGCTTTCTTCCTGACCAGAAGATCCTGTTTCTGCTCATACCGTTTCCAGTCAAAGCCTGTAACGCTCTGTGGCCTGGGATAACCCTTTCGGTAATCCAGTATGACACTATGACCCATACCGCTGTCTGTTTCCTCCATGGCCCTGATTTCATGCTCCAGGCAGACTATATCCAGCTTTAGCTTCTGATAACCCTTTAGCCTTGCCTTGGTCATTTTCTTCACTTCTACCACCTCACAGATATCTTATTTGCCAACTCCCGGCCAATTAGCGTTTAGTATTGTTCCTTGGACTCGTAAATCATAATACACCAGCATCTTGTAAGCGTTTTATTTGCTTATCTGTGGCATTCCCAAGGGATAAAGACTGTCCAACAATCACTCCCTGATTTTCAAGCTCCTCACGAAATTCATCAGTCAAAAGAAAAAACCTATCCAATCCTCCAGTACTTTCAGCCTTTAGTATGATTTTATTGTATAATTCCAAAAACTCCGCAATTGTAGGAGGAAATCTATTGTACTGTACCCACTGCAGAGCTGCCTCTTTCAAACAAAAGAACTGCCGGTCCTTAAGGCACTCATACCATACATTCCACTCATCTTCCACCGCCATAAAGTTCTTTTGCCTATAAGCATTTTTAAACATTGTTGCAATCTCAGCAAATTCTTTTTTAATCATCTTTATTGCCACCTCTTTACAAAATCATTTGAATTTGATTTGTTTTCAGCCTCGGGTTTGTTATTGTAATTGCCATCTAAAATTTTAGGAAAGTTGTTCGGCCTTAAAAACCAGTCAAATGTCAGTATAAAACACTCTTTAGTCTGACCAAGAAGAAAGGAACTGTTCCGAACATTTTCAATTGCTCTTAAGACTTCATCAAGTCCATAATCTCTGATCCGTACTTTCAGCATAATATAACGCTGGGTACCTGAAACAATCTTTTTTATCCTACTCAATCCATGTAAAGAATTCCATGCATCAATGACTTGTTGCACTTCAGTGCTACGAACAGTATCATCAGATACTGTATTATCTTTTTCTTTCTCTTTATTTCCTTCTTTATATTCTTTATATTCTTTAGTAGTTGTTAGGTCTTTGTTAGGTCTTTGTTGGCTCTTTGTTAGGTCTCTGTCAACGTCTTTGTTAGGCTCTTCATCATTAACCTGATAAATCCCCCAATTTACAATGGTTATTAGCCGTCCAGCCTTTGTTGATTCGTTTGTTAGAAATCCGTACCTTTCAAATCGCTTAATTGCAGTCCTGACGTTTTGTATACTAACGTCTTTTCCGGATTTTTCAGCTATTTTTTCTAGGCTGGTGATGAATTGACCTGGAACACAATCATATTGCTGACCATTCCATTCCCACCTTTTTTCTTTATAATTTGCCATTGATAAAAGGGTAATGAGAACAGCTTTTTGCTCAGATGACGAAAGGACCCATATAGGCTTATCAAATAGCTCTCGGTGAATTTTTATCCAACCAGTCATCCCTTTTCCTTCCTGTGGCTACTACCTTTTTAAGCATAGTAACCACGTAATTTATGGCATATTGAACTTGTCTATTATATGCTTTTGGCAGAGGTTTCATCTTCCAAGAAAACATCAATAGACAAGGAGAGATTACGGATCTTTTCTTCATCTGCAGCATTAATTTTTTTAATTATTGTTTCAGCCATGGAGCTTTGGCAACTACCTTCATTCCCCTCATTAATACCTGCGGAATTGGCGGCTTTAACCCCCTGCAAATAGCCATAATTAAAAGCGCACGATATTGACTCAATATTACCTCCACGAAACTGTTTAATAAGCATTGCATCATTCAAAGTCATATCATAGTGGGGATCAATTTTTGTAATATCCCCTGCATCTAAAACAACATTTTTTACTCCCATTTCCTAAATCCTCCTTTGATTTCTCGCCAGAACCGTGCTATTATGTACTTAAACCTTTGATTGTCACGGCTCCGGCTGTGCTTGCCCCAGGGAAGCTGTTACTTCCTTTGGGGCTGTTTTTTAGTGAATTTTTGTTACGGTGTCCGGTTCAGTCTCCTGATCCGCTGTACCAGTTGCAAAGTAATCAATCAGCATATCAAGATTAATTAAAATTCTTCTACCGGAACGGCATACCGGAATCTTGCCCTGATTCACCAACTGCCTGATACACCACTCCCCAATACAGCAACCTGGATCCTGCTCCTTGAAGAAGGCGGCGCACTGTTGTACTGTTCTCATTCTTGGCACTGTCATTACTATATCTCCCCTCTATTGATTTTCCCAATATCCAATTGCATATTTGTTGGCGGCTGCCATGCATTGATACACTTAAGAGCTTCCTCATATTTGATTTTTGGCGTATTTCTGTAGGAATTGACCTCAAAATAATCCTGGTAATCATGCCAGAGTCTTGAAATTACCATTCCATATATTTTAGGAGGTTTATCATTTTCATCACGCTGTGGATACTGATATGTGTAGGCCCTGGCCTTTTTACCACCTACCGCATTGATAACTACGGTTTTAGCCAACTCCTTAAGCCTTTGCTGCTGCTCATAATCCACTGTCATTGTGTTTTCCAACAGATCAACACGCTGCTCCACGCCATCTATTCTCTCACCCTGCTCGTCCATCATTCCCAGTTGAATCCTCATAATCTGCTCATTAGTCAGTTTCTTTACTGGCTCTTTTGTCGGAAGAAAAGCTTCAGCTAACACATCGGCACATGCATCTTGGTATGTTTCAATTTTATCGGACAGCTCCGGAAGTTCTTTTTCCATCTTAGGAGTGATTTCCAGTTTAGCCAATGCAAGAGGGAGCTTTTTAATATCAATACAGTAAGATTCTTGCATTCCTCTGTTTTCCGATGGGTACGAAAATTTTTGTACCCCTTTTGAAAGTGACTTGTCGGAGAGCCATTTATTACGGCGATACTCTATTTGCCTTCCATCAAACCCCATATCCTTTGAAATTGCATTAATACCGGCATAGATTTTTCCAGATTCCACATTTTTAACAGCCAGTAAATCTACTCCTAAAAAATTCACTTCTTTTACAACTAAATCATTCATTAATCGCTACCTCCCGATCACGTCTACTATAGAAAGCCTTGAACGGCTTATCATTATTACAATAAGTGCTTAAATCATCAACGCTATGAATCCACATCATGAAGAAATATTCTATATCCGAATTTACATAGTCCCACAAAAGATCTGCAGCGTTCTGTGCTGATCCAATCGGCTTGTCCGGAAGTAATTTACCTAATTTCTCCATTACCCAGAAATAATCCTTATAGCCGCCTTTTTCGCCTCCATAATCCTTTTTAACAGGAAACATCTGCATCAATTCCCTGGGAGTAAGTAGTCCGATTGCCGTCATAATGGAATGGCTTCTTTCGTAAAGCCAGTTTATTCTTTCCATTGACTTTATCTTTGAGTGATCCCGATTCTTAAGACACTCTTTACCAAATGCCTTTACCCCCAGGAATACATACCGTTTCAAATCTTCCCTTCCCAACTTCTTGGGATTTTTATACTTCCGGTGCTTCATCTGAAAGCGGAATAGCGCCCAGAAATACGGCCCGCCATCATACTGCCATACTTTTAACTTTGAAAGGCTCAATGCCTCTCTAGCAAGCGTAGGGAGTCCTTTAAACTGATGATAGTACCAAATGGCTACAAAACAAGTTTTAAGGATTAACTTAATCTCTAAATATTCTTTACGAAATAATCGCCGGCTTTTTAACTCTTCTGAAATAATAACCGGGGGATAACACTTACCATTTAAAGACTCTGTTTCAGAAGCCTCCTGGTATATCTTACGTAAATCTTCCTTGCTGCTATTCCGTAAGTGAAACAGGATGTTGTTAAGTGATCTGGTCATGTTATCAGTGCTTTCAAAATATTCGAATATTTGCTGATACATCTCAGGCTCCATATATCCATTCAGAATTTCCCGACACTTTTTAAATCCCTCAAAATCCATATGTAAATTCTTCTCTGATGGATTAATCTGAATGATATGATTTTCATCAACTAATTTAGCAAATCTAATTCTGTTACAGCAAGCTGGAGCATATTTTTCAACCCCAACATAAGCAAGAAATTTTTCAACACTCATAAGTGGATCTTGAACCCGGTTACCTTTTTTGATAGCCTCCAATATAAGTTCTTTATTTTCTAAATCCATAAAACTGACCGTCCTTTTCCCTTAAATTTTAAACCATATTCAATTTTCAAGGCCTTGTGGTGGGTATGATATCACCTAAATCCCAGCCTGTAAATACCCCCAAGGCCTCTTCAAATCAAGCCTTAGTCCGTTAAATCACGATTTAGTTTACTACTTCCCTTATACAGTAATAGGGCGTTACACAAGTAAACTTTTATCTTAGAAAAAGCAGGTGAAATCAAAGAGCTAACATGTGTAACAAAAACAAATTCACTAAATAGATATTTACCTGAGTAAAATTAACAATTATAAAATTTTTATAAACTGCTATTTATACCTGAATATACCTTAAATCCATGGCAAGCTTTATCTCGTACATACTGCAGGGTGATAATATGTGCCAATAGCAAACAAGCGACCATGGGCCGTACAGGTGCAGTTTGTTCCTTGAAAATCGGAAGGAAACACCTTACCACAGCACATACATTTCTTCTGGACATTACTAAACTGAATTTTCCTCATATGTAAATTCTCCTTTTATCTTGATTTTCTGTACCAAACCGGATATACTATGGTTGTAAAATTATTAGATATCACTTTGATTACCTGGGAGTTGCCGCTCCTGGGTTTCTTTTTTCTCGTACTCTTGTCCACAAATCGGGCATTTTGATAACATCATGGGCATTTGCTTGGTTTTATTTTTCCCCGCTTCCCTTACTGTGAAGGAAAGATATGCTCTACCAGATAACAGTTCCACTGGGGCATCAGCTTCTTCAAAGCCTAATTTTTCTATAAACTTCTGCTCCAGTTCTTTCATGCAGTTACACATTCTTTTTCCTCCCCTTCTTCCTGCGGCGTTTTCTCTGCAACATCTGTCCATAAGCTTTAGGCGATGTACCGTAATCCCAGACCATGCCAGTGAAACAACTATGATAGAAGTTTAATGGGTTCATGATTCCTTCACCTCCTCATCGTTTCTTCGGTATCATAATTTCATCCCAGAACACCCACAGGAGCATTCCATCCTGAAATCTTAAATTTACCATTCCTGCCTTCAAATCGAACTCTATTGCCGCCGCCTTCTGACCTGTATATTCCTGGTGCACATCAGCCATGTATACAACGCTATCTCCTGATTTCAATTTCATGCCTTTTCCCCTCTCACTATTTCATAGCTACCGTCATGACCATAAAACCTATGTACGCTATCATGGCCACACCAGCCGAAACAAATATACCCTGCAACAACCATTCCACCCAGTCAACCACAGGCGGCCGGCTATCGTCCTCAAAATCATCTATTCGCCCAAATGATCTTGCCATGCCTCTCCCTCCTCTTTGCTCTATCCCTTAGTTTGAATTTTTCGCCCACATGTGGGGGAATTATGGCTCATATGGTTCAGGCATTTCCTTCATCCATGCAACAACTATTCCATGATAGCAAGGCTTCATAAAATCACCATTCCACCACTTCCCTGGCTGCGTAAAATAACCTCTATGTGGTGCGTAGCAGGTACACCAATACCATTCTTCCTCTATCTCATCATCAGGTAATTCCACTGATACAGGAATCCATTTATCTGTTTCAATTACCGGATAATTGTTCAGATATGCCGTCACTCGCCTTGACGTCTTAGAATCAAATACTGCATTAATTGATTCGATAATACTATCTAGGTCCACCAATCTTTTCATTCCTAACCTCCTACCGTTATTTCACTTCGACGCAATAAAACACCAACATTTTCCGGATAACCGATTCATAAACCGGCTTTAGGTCCTTATCACATTCGATAATGGAAAGCTTATTGATCGCCTTAAGTTTCCCCTGGCTGGCACCGGCCTCAAGGGCCCTATCCCGCTCATTTATAACTCTCTGGTTTAATCTACAGGGCCTCTTTGCTGAAAGACGTTCATAGCTTTCGGTCCGGACCGCCCGGTATCTTTCTTCCCGGCTACCTATGTACTGATAGTTTTCACTCTCTGCTATGGCAGACAAAGAACGATTTACCCATGGACGGAAATTTCTATCACCATTCGGGTCCAATGCCAGAGCTATCGTTTTCTGGTTCTCCTTTACCTCATTGAGTTCAATGGCCTGCCGCTTTTGCTCCTCGGCCTGTCTCTTCTGCTCCAATTCCTGATTTGCCTTAGCTTCACCCATCTGCATGAACATCTGAAGTTCCGGTGACAGATTATTCCGATTAATCACCGTCTCTTTTAACTTGCCTTCCACCTTTGTGAAATACTCCCTTGCGTCTTCACCTTTTCGATTCTTCTGGGTCATGGAAAGCTTCTTTGCAAAATGAGCAGTAAGCTTAAAATCTTGAGTGGGATTTGGATTAAATTCCCGTTCGTCATTTGGTACGAACGCCCAGTAATCAACGTTTTCTTCCGCAAACTCATTTTCATGAATGTTTCTCCTGCACCATTTAGAATAGTTGCTTTTATCCAGTTTCAAAAAATCATAAAGATTTTTTGCCGTGGTTATTCCCTTCTCATCAATCCCCAGAGCAATTTCAATCGGGGTCAATTTCGAAGTGTCCATTGCTCTCTTTTCAGTTAATTCGTTCATTCGCTTCCCACCTCACAAAAAGTCATATCTTTAAATTTCAGAGGACCACAATCAATGTCATGTGCCTCCACAAAAGCAACACCTTTATCAACTCTGCGCTTTGCAATTTCAATAGCTTCATCTTCCGAATCTGCTACGATATCATTAACCGTAATGCTTGCGGAATAACTCAGTTCGATTGTATATTTCATCTCATCAACTCCTTTCCTCTATCATGTCAAAATCCAACACCCCAATAAGCTCATAATCACCTTTCCCTGTTGGATCGTACATGACTTTTGGGTGTAACATTTTGTAATACCGATTGTAAATAGGAATAATTTCATCAAGCATCTTCGCTGAAATTGCCATCTGTTCAGGTGATAAATCTTTGACTTTTTGAGGGATATTCCTGTTTAGATCATTTGTTCTTATGTAGGGACGATTAGGGAGGGCTGTTCCCATATAAAAAGTTCTGGTTGGTTCATGAATTATCTTCCCTACTTCCAAAAAAAACTTCCAAGCCTTAGAGTCAAACCGGCTATATCCAAAGACTGGTTTTTCATTATTTAAATTGTGAATTCCATCAATTACCTGTTCTTTCAACATTGTTTTTATAGTCCTCTTTGGAGGATTCTTTAAATCATTGACGGTGTTCTGTAATGTGGCAATTTGTAATTTTAACTCGTTGTATTCTTTTTCACTGATTTCCATTAGTACCGTCCTCCTTCACTAGGAAAATATTAATAAAATACTGCTGACCATACCCAGTCACCTTTGGAGTCTTATTAATCCTCACTGATCCGTCCGGATTATTCACGGTAGATTCCTTGATTTCAAACAGCCCCAAATCCATAGACTTCTGTGTAGGCATATTCCAGTCGGCACCTTTACGCTTTATGAGATACCCGTTTTCCCTCAACCACTCAAATAAGCGGTTTGCTCCGATATCTACTCCATTTTGTTTAAGAAGCTTCGCCAAATCCCCTACCAATATGGAAGTGTGACTGGTAGCCACGGCATTAGCGAAATTCACCTTGGGCTGCATATCTGCAATTCTCAGTTCTTTCTCCTTGACTGTATTTTTCAAAGTATCATTCTCCGCCATCTTTGCTTTCAGGTTCGTGGCCAGCTGAATGATGGTGTCCGGGTTAAGCAACACCTCCTCAATTTTAGCTGGTGTAAGATATCCGCCATGTTTTCGAATAGATGGAAGTATTTCATCGGTTACTACAGACTGAAATTTCAAAGCTGTTTCATTATCGGCCTTAAAACAAAGTTTGTAGAAAATGTTTTCTGGTATAAATGTTTCAGAAAAAGCTTCTGCCACAGGTGGCAGAAAACCATATGTTTCTAAATAGCAATTAACTCTTGCTTTTCTAATGACTAAATACTCTTTGCCATTTTTGATTTGTTTGTCTATGAATCCTAACCCTCTAGCAACATCCTCCAGATTCAATTCTGGGTTACCATCTGAATCTAAGCGCCCTCTGACACTCTTGATTGTTATTAACTCGTTCATCCTACTACCTCCCCGCATATTCATTTAAATCATCTTGTTCCCTGCAAAATAACCACATAAAATTACATTCTGGAAAAAATACTTTCCAAATCTTCATTGCCTCATTAACGCAGATACCCTTTTCTGTATTTCCCTGGATATTTTCACTTACAGTTTGGTATCTACAGCCAAGCAAACTGGCAATCTGGGTATAAGTTACACCTTTAGTTTTCATTGTTGTTAACAAATTAGAATACATCTAGCAATCTCCTTTCTATGTTTGGAATTTCAAATATCGTGCTTTGATTATATTTGTACTTTCGTCAATTGTCAATACATTATATAC